CGAAATGCGGCGCACCGCCACGCTGGATGACACCCCGGCCACTCGCGATCTGCAGCGCTTCAACCAGTTTCAAGGCCAAATCCTGCGAGAAGGCCAGGCGCTGGGAAACGTGGTCTCGGCGCAGCTGACCTATGCCAACAACCTGGAGCGCATCGAGACCATCCGTTCCGACGGCAAGATCGACGGGGCTGATCCCACGGTGGCCAGCCTCACCGGCAATCTCGAAGTGCGCTTTGCCGACACCACGCTGATCGATGCTGCCACCAACAACACGCCGCTCGAATTGACCTTTGGCTACGCGATCGATGCCGATCACCGGCTGACCTTCATCGCCCACGAGGTCTATCTGCCCAAGCCCAAGCTCTCCATCTCGGGCCCCGGCGGCATCCAGGCCACTTTCGAGTGGCAAGCCGCCAAGGCCACCAGCGTGGCGTGCATGTTCACCGTCGAACTGGTGAACGACGTCTCTTCCTACTGATCACCCAACCGAGGTTTCTCATGATCAAACTCAATCTCCCGCGTGAGCCGCACTGGATCACGCTGGCCGCCGGCGTGCGCCTGCAGGTGCGTCCTGCCACCACCGCGCTGGTCATGGCCGCGCGCCATGCCGCCTCCAAAGTGGCCGGCACCGATACCGCTGCGGCCGGAGAGCGCACCGCGACGCTCATCACGGAACTCGCCAAGCTGGCTGTCTTGGCCTGGGAAGGTGTGGCCGACGACAAGGGCAAACCGGCTCCTGTCACGCCTGAGGGTGTGGCAGCGCTGATGGAGCACTGGCTCCTGGCCGATGCCTTCGAGCGCGAATACCTCGCCGGCCTCTATGCGCTGGACACTGAAAAAAACGCCTGAAGGCCCGCACCGCGTGGCACTTCGGTGGCGGGCCCAGCTATTGCAGTGCCTGTCCCGAGCCGTGCCCCGAGTGCCCCTACACCATGAACGCGCCCGAGAGCCTGGAAGGCTGGCAAGCGGCCAGTGCGATTGACATCTGTGCCAGCCAGTTGCGCATGGCGCAGGGCCGCGTGGTGGGGCTGGATCTCAATGCCTGGATGCTGGCCTGCGAGTGCACCGGGTTGGACAAAGCCACCGCGATCGATCTGTTTCCAGCAGTCGAGGCGGGCCTGATGAGCACCCTGCAACAAGACACATAGACCCACGATTCACCCGATATCGGATTTCTTCTTCCCATGGCCGAACGCAACCTCTCCATCCGCTTGTCCGTGGTCGACGGCGGCAAGGTCAAAGCCGAGCTGTCCGAGATTGGTGAGAAGGGGGAGCGCTCGCTCAAGAAAATCGAGGCGGCGGCCACACCAGCGTCTGGGGGCCTGAAACTGCTGTCGTCTGCCGCCAACGATGCCAAGTTCCAACTGCAGGCCGCCACCGACCGGCTTGGCGTGCTTGGCGCGGTCCTGGGCAAACTTGGGCCTGCTGGTCTGATCGCCGGCGCCAGCATCGCTGCCTTGGGCGTGGGCATCACCGCCCTGGTCATGCCCGTGGCCCGTGTGGGCGATGAGTTCTTCAAGCTCTCGCAAAAGACCGGTGTCTCGGTTGAAGCGCTCACCGCGCTCGACTATGCGGCCAAGCTCTCGGACGTCAGCACCGAAGGGCTGACCAAGGGGCTGCAGCGCCTGTCTGTCGCGTTGTTTGACAGCCGCTTCGAGGGCGCCGAAGGCAGCAAGGCCCTGCAGGCGCTGGGTGTGGCGGCCACCGACGCCCACGGGCAGATCCGGCCAACCGAGCAGGTCTTGCTGGATCTGGCCGAGAAATTCGCCGACATGCCCGACGGCGCAGACAAGGCGGCCTTGGCCATCAAGCTCTTTGGCCGCGAAGGGTTGAACCTGATCCCCTTCCTCAACCAGGGGCGAGAGGGCATCACCGCACTGATGGAAGAAGCCCAGCGCCTAGGCCTGGTGATGTCCGAAGACGTGGCACGCGCCTCGGAAGTCTTCAACGACAACCTCACGCGCCTGTCGGCCATCTTCGAGGGCGTGCAGCGCCAGATCGGCGCGGCCGTCATTCCGGTGCTGGCCGACTTCACCGAGCAGGTGATCCTGGCGCAGACCGAGACCGGCAGCTTCAGCAACGAGCTGCAGCGCATCACGTCCAACCGGGAGGCCACGCTGGCGTTTCTGGAGTCTGTCGCCTCTGGTCTGGCCTTCATCGCCGAGTCGGCAGTACTCTTGAAGCGCGTGATCGCCCAGCCCTTTGACAGCCTGTCGGTGGTGGGCAAGGACATCGAGACCTGGTTCAAGACCGAACTGCTGACCTTCTACAAGAACTATGGGTTCGATGCACAGGCCATCGATGCCGAAATCGCCAAACTGCAAACGGCACGTGACGACTATGTGCGCGCTGCCAACGACCGGCTATTCAACATCAACCAGAACCCGGGCTATACCGATCGCGTGGCCCGCTTCTTTGACGAGCAGCGCCGCACAGTGCGCGTCATGGGCCAGCGCTTTGTGCTCGACACCGAAGCGCAGGCCCGGGAAGTTCAGGCCATCTACGACCGCTTCCTGCCGACCCTGCCCCGAGCGCCCCGGCCACCGGCCAATCTGGACTTCAGCGCCTTTGCCAGGCCGAACGCTTCCGCCAAGCCCGATGAGGGCGAAGCCTTCCTCAACCAGCTGCGCACCCGGCTCCTGCGCACCCAGGAAGGCGAAGCGGCGGAGCTGCGTGCGCGTGCCTTGCAGATCGAGGCCAAGGGCTACCAAGGAGTGTCGGCGCAAGCCGAGCAGTACATCCAGGTGCTCGAAGCCATCGAGCGGCAAAAGGCCGCCAACCAGGCCTTCGATGCTTACGAAAAAGAAGAAGCGGCCGCCCGCAAGATCACCGAAGGGCTGATCGGCGGCAACCGTCAGCGCATCGAGGCCTTGCAGCTGCAGCGCGAGATGCTGGATCTGTCGGCGAGCGAACGCACGATCCTGCAAGCCCGCACCGAATTAGAAAAGTCTGCGACTGCCGCGCGCAAGGAAGCCAGTCAGATCCAGGACGCCGATCTGCGAGCCCAGACCATCGAGGCCATCAACGTCGCCCTGGCGCGTCAATTGCCTATCGTGGAGAACCTCATTCGGGCCAACGCCGAGTACCAGCGCAGCACCGAGTTCGGTGCCAAGGCCGCCTTGCGCACCTATATCGAGGATGCCACCAACGCCGCCAAGCAGGCCGAGCGCGCGGTGACGGGCGCCTTCAAATCCATGGAGGACGCGCTCACCCAGTTCGTGATGACCGGCAAGCTGGACTTCAACAGCCTGGCCAACTCCATCATCAGCGACCTGATCCGCATCCAGATCCAGCGCGCGATCACCTTGCCTTTGGCGAACTTTGCGATGAGCCTGTTTGCGCCGGCGGCCGGTGCGGCATTGCCTCTGGGCTCGGGCGATCTGATGGGCGTGAACGCCAACATCGCGCACAGCGGTGGCTTGCTGGGTTCCGATGGGCTGCCATCTCGCCATGTGGATCCCGGTCTCTTTGCCGGTGCTCGGCGCTTCCACACCGGCGGCCTGGTCTCGGGCGAAGTGCCCATCATCGCCCGCCAAGGGGAGGCCGTCTTCACTCCCGGCCAGTTGCGCGCACTGGGCGGCGCGGTGGCTGCCAAACCCCAAGTGAATGTGGAAGTGAATGTGATCAATCGCGCCAGTGGGGTGGAGACCCGGGTCGAGCAGCAACAGCAGCCCGATGGCAGCACGCGGCTCGATGTCATCGTCGAACAGATGGAAGCGCGCATGGCGCGCTCCATTTCCCAAGGTTCCGGCTTGGCACCGACCCTGGAGCGCCGCTACGGGCTGAATCCCGCCGCCGGAGCGATGCGATGAATGTCCAGTGGCCCATTACCTTGCCGCTGCCCTCGGTCGAAGGCTATGGCCTCACACCCCAAGAGGCCGTGCTGCGCACCGACATGGAGTCGGGTCCGGCGCGTCAACGGCGTCGATTTCGGCAAACGCCCACGCGCATCACCGTGCGCTGGCTCTTCAGCGAGTTCGAGTTCGCTCTGTTCGAGGCTTGGTACAAGTACCACGCCGACGAGGGCGGGCAGTGGTTCGAGATCACCTTGCTCGGGGGGCTCGGTTTGCTGCCGCACGAAGCTCGTTTCACCCGCCAGTTCGAAGCCCAGTTGCGTTCGGCCCGGCGCTGGGACGTCAAGGGCGAGCTGGAAATCCGCGAGCGGCCCACGCTCGATGAGGGCGCGCTCAACCTGATGCTGGAACTCTCCGCCGACGACCTCTTTGCCATGGGTCGCGACCTGCACCAACTGGTGCACGGCATCTTGCCGGCTCGCTGGCCGGCTTGAGCCTTCCGATCCCCAGCCTATCCCACCCGTTTCCGGAAAAAATCCCCATGAGTCTGCAAACCGATCTGCACCAGGCGGTCGCGCAGGTCACGGCCGACAGCGCGCTGCTGCACACCGTCGTGCACGGCACAGCGCTGCAAACCGTGACCACCGAGGGCGGCGATGTCGCCACCGTCGCCAAGCTTCTGGCCGACGCCAATGACCGCATCAACCTCGCCGCTGATGGCATCCTGGCCCAGAGTCAGGCTGCCGCCCAAGATGCACTGACCTCGGCCGAACTCGCCGCCAGCGAAGCCGAGAGGGCGCAAACCACGGCCGATCAAGGCGTGGTCGACACCACGGCGGTGCTGAGCCAGGTTCAAGCCAGCGGCAACCAGATCCTGGTGGACGCCGAGGCCGTGCTGCAACAAGTCATCGCCCGGCTGCTCGCCGTGGGGTTGCCCGATGCGCTGGCCGGTGCGCAAGGCATGCTGCTCAGGGTCAAAGCCGATGAAACCGGCTATGAACTCGTGCCCACTGTGGCCTCGCCACGGTTCTATGGCTTTGCGCTGTCCGCCGATGGTTCTGAGCTCCTGCTGACCGAAGGACGCGACCAAACCTTTGAGGCCGACGCGTTCGATGCCTGGACCGTCACCGAGGGCGTGCACTTCGCCATCCAAAACAACGCCCTGGTGATGAAGCTGGGGATAGGGACGGCACTGGAGGCGCAGCCATGAATCTGGACCTCTCAACCCTGGGCTACCGCTGGCGTGGCATCTACTCGCCGTACCTCTCCTACCGCGACGGGGACGTGGTCTTCAAAGAGGGCGGCGCCTGGGTCATCCGCCATGGCCAGCCGCAGCCTTTCGCACTCGGCCAGCAGGATGCGGTGCTCAAAGGCCATCTGCTCACCGGCGGTGTCTCGGTGGGCGGCATTGGTGGCATGGTGCTCCATGCCAACGGCGGCAATGGCAGTGATGGCGTGGAATTCCGCTTCATGGCCGATCGCAACGGCACGGTGGCCACGGCGTTGATGAATACCGACCGCGCGGCAGCGGACTACCACAGTGCCAACTTCTTCATGGCCGCGCTCATGAACGACGGTTCGGTGCGCGCCTGGGGGCGTGCGCTCGCCGGGCAGCAGGGCACCGGCAGCACAGGCGACATCAGCCGCACCTTCCCGGCGCGAGTGGCGTTTCCAACCGGCACCCCCCGCATTGCGTCCATCACCTGCATGTGGGACGAGACCTTCTTCATCGATGCCTGCGGCGGCCTGTGGCACGCCGGGGCCAACAGCGACGGGGGCTCGCCCACGGCCACCGCCAACCCGGTGCCCCGGCGGGTCAATGGCGTTGGCCAGTTGCCCGCCAACGCGGTGGTCAAACGCGTCTTCACGGGCCACGACTGGTACGGCTATCGCATGTTCGCCTGCCTCGATGATGCCGGTCGCGTCTATGTCTGGGGCAACAACCGCTACGGCAGCCTAGGGCTGGGTCACAGCACCAACGTCTCCACACCCACCCTGGTGCCCTTCACGGCCGACACCCCGATCCGGGAGGTGTTTCTGTCCGGGGGCTTTCATGCGGCCAGTTACCTGGTGGACACCCAGGGCAAGCTGTGGGTGGCCGGCGAAGCGAATGCCTCTGGCTATGGCAGTGACCAAGCCACCCACCGCCTGCTTATGCCCTGGGGCACGGAGAAGCGCGTCAAAAAAGTCTTCTGCTCCGAGTCTGACGGGCATTGGGTCGCGGGCGCCCAGTACTACCGCGCCTACGGCGTGGTGCTCGAAGACGGGTCGCTCTACCGCTGGGGACATGACAGCGGCCAGGTCGGCGGCAGCTGGGGCACGGGGTTCACGGGCGACATCTGGACCGGGCACGCACTGTTTCCGTACAAGGTGCTCGATGGGGTGGCCGACGCGTATGCTATCGCCGGCGGTTACGGCAGGACGCTCGCGCTCATGCAGGACGGCACCGTGCGCCACACCGGATACAACGGCTACAGCATCGGTGGCGGCAGCGATCGCAGCACCTGGGCCACCATCGGCGGCGAGTTCCTGCCCCAGGTCACCAAGCTGCGCGTGTACGGCAGCAGCTACGGGTCGTCGGCCATGGCGCTGCGATCCGACGGCAAAGCCGTGGGTTGGGGCATGGGCGCGGCCGGGCAGTGCGGAAACGGCTATGCGGACAGCGCGAATGCGCCGTCGCGCTTCGTGTTGATCGACCGGCCCATCGTGGACTTCTCGCGCTCCGGGACCATGGGCTGCGGCGAGGGTGGCGAGTACCACAACGGCGCTTACCACTTCCTCACGGTCGATGGCCAGGTCATGAGCACCGGCAACGGCACCTATGCGCAGACTGGCGACGACGATCACGACCACCGCTACGCCCCGTCGCCGATCTTGTTCTGAAACCTTCCAAATCTCACTCTTCAAGGACTGTTCATGGGAACCGTTACTCTGGGCAAGATTGCCTTTACCTGGCGCGGCGCGTTTGATGCCAGCGCCACCTACGCCCACCAGGACGTGGTGGGGCACAACGGCGACAGCTTTGTCTGCCTGGCAGATGCCACGTCGGGCGTAGCGCCGCATCTGAATTCCCCGGTCTGGGATCTGTTTGCCCAAGGCACCCAAGGGGTGTCGAGCCTGCCCGGTGAAGTCATCTACTTCGATGGCAATCAACTGGTGGCCTTGCCCGTGGGCGAATCTGGGCAGGTGCTGACCATCGGCGCGCAGGGCGTCCCGGTCTGGGCCACGCCCGATGTGCGCTCAGGCACCAAGGCATTGAAGCTCCCGGAGAATGCCAGCAACGCGCAGCCCAACAGCTACCGCCAGTTCGGGCTCATCATGACCGACGGCAGCATCCGGGCCTGGGGCCGCAACGTCAACTTCAAACTGGGCGATGGCACCACCTTCGCGCGCTCGTACCCGGCACGCACCGCGTTCGCACCGGGGTTTCCGGGGGCGGACAAGCTCTATTACAGCCACGACACCAACGGCTACTGCATCGACAAAAATGGCCAGCTCTGGGGTTGGGGTTTCAATGGCTATGGACAGCTCGGCACCGGCAACACGACCAATCAGCCCGTGCCCCACAACATGAGCGCCAACGCCAGCAATTCGATCGCTGGTAAAACCGTGGTCCAAGTCGCACAGAACTGTGGCGTCGAGGGGTTCAACAGCACGCTGGTGCTGTGCAGCGACGGCACGGTGCACGCCTGCGGCTACAACGCTCACGGCCAGCTGGGGCTGGGTGATGTGACCCAGCGTAATAATTTTGTGCAGTTGCCCGTGCTCTCTGGCATCACGCACATTGCCGCCGGCCGCGAGCGTTACACCGCTTATTACGCGGTCAAGAACGACGGCACGCTGTACTCGTGGGGTTACAACGGCAACGGGCAACTGGGTGACGGCACCAGTAACCAGGCCAACGTCGCCATGCCGCGTGCCGGTGGCAGTCTCGCCGGTAAAACCCTCGTCAAGGTCTTCGGTGGCTATGTGCACGCCTTCGCGCTGGACAGCACCGGTGCGCTGCATGCCTGGGGCACCAACGACTACGGCCAACTGGGCAACGGCAATCTCGCCAACCAGTTCACCCCGGTGCAGGTGGCGACCAACGTGGTCGATGTCTACGCCGGCAGCTACGACTACCCGCTCACTTACCTCAAAAAAACCGACAAGACGCTGTGGGCCTGTGGCGCCGGTGCCTACTGGGGTAATGCCAACGGCAGCAACAGCGGCAACTTCGTGCAAGTGCCGGTGGGCAATACGGTGGTCAAGGCCGTGCACGGTGGCACCGGTTCCTACAACTATGGCGCCGCCTTATTGGAAAACGGCACCGTCTGCGCCTGGGGCTACAACGGCAACGGGGCGCTCGGGCTGGGCGATGTCACCAACCGCAGCAGTGTGGAACTGGTGCGCATTGCGCAGCGTCGCGTGGTTGATCTTTCGTCCTATGGGTCCAGCTCTGAGCAAGGCTTGGTGTTTCTGCTCGACGATGGTCAGGTGCTGGCCAGTGGTTATGCCGGCGAGGCGCAGTTACCCGAGGACGACAGCGAAACCAGCTACGTGCCTTACCCCGTCATTCTGTAGGGGCGCCATGCCGAACACTGCTTTATCTGAAGCCATCAAAGAGGCCTACGCCAGCGCCCCGTCGCAGCAGATCATCCTGCACACCCTGGAGTTGCGCCACCCTGCCTTCGTCGATGATGCGGGCCAACTGGTCGCCATTCGCGTGGTGCGCGACACCGGTGATCTGTGGGCTCGGCTGGAAT